CCACAAGTTCAGACAACATCTGGAGACATCTCAGTGGTATACCAAGGAGACGTTATCTTAGGTCGTCTAGCTATGGGTGCAGACTCACTCAACCCAGCAAGTGCTGTTGAGTTGATTGCCGGTAAAGCAGTTTCTGCTGCATCTGGTTCTGCAAACACAACTACTTTCGAGTAATTTACACTTTTATACGGGGGCTTCGGCTCCCTTTTTTTCTTATGGCTTCCACAACTATTGACATCGACACAGAACTGTCCGCAGTAAATAATATACTGGGGGCTATAGGTCAAGCACCAATCACAACACTTAACTTTGACAACCCAGAAATATCATTTATATATAATCTACTCCGCGATGCCAACGTAGACACGCAGGCAGAGGGGTGGCATTTTAACACAGAAAAACACGTAGAGTTTGCTAAAGACGCTAACGGTAACATTGCAATAGGTAATGATATATTATCTATGGATTTACACGATAATCGTTTTGATAGACGTAAAGATTTAGTACGTCGTAACGGTAAACTATATGATAAGATAAAACATACAGACGTCTTTGAAACTGATTTATTATTAGATGTTGTACGTCTGTATCTTTTTGAAGATCTACCTATTGTATTTAGAAGATACATAACTAACAGAGCAGCCAGAACAGCAGCTACACAACTTGTTGCTAACCCACAACTTGTAAAATTAATTGCTCAAAAAGAGGCTTTATCTCGTGCAGCTCTCATGGAGTACGAGTGCAATCAAGCAGATCACAGCATGATGGGCTTTGAAGACGAAACTCACTACAGAACTTATCAACCATTTAGAAATCTAAGGAGATAATGGCAGGCATTACACAAACTATACCTCAATACTCACTAGGAATGTCAGAACAGCCTGACCAGCTAAAATTTCCCGGTCAGGTACAAGAGGTAACAAACGCAATACCAGACATAACCAGAGGTCTATTTAAAAGACCGGGTGCTAAAAGAATCGGAACTGACAAGCTAGCTAATGTACAGAGTGGTGGTTCGTGGTTTCATTATTTCAGAGATCAAACTGAAGGATCCTACATAGGTCAAGTAGCAGCTGATGGTCAAGTCAGAGTCTGGCGTTGTAGCGACGGACAGCAAATGACCACAGCTTACGGCACAGGCGGACAGACAGCAATACAAAACTATTTAGCAACTAGCACACCAGAAAATTTACAATTCCTTACCATTAATGATACCACCTTTGTTAATAGCCGTGATAGCTCTAATGCTAACACTCTCGTTGGGACAACGGGAACTACAGATGCTACTCCAGATGCTCACTTCGGGTTCGTAGAACTACTACGTACAGAAAACGGAAGACAGTATGGACTTAATATTCACGGTTCTAATACAACAGTTACAACAGTTACCCGAGCTACACGTATCAAAATATCAAGTGATACACTAGACGAATCAGACGGCACAGGTCACTGCCCCGGTATCGGTACACAAGTGTTTAGTATAGACTCAGGGTCTAAGAAGAACTTAATATTTAGAATCAATACTTTGGGGCAACAAGGCGTCAGCCCTAACTATAGTGCTAGCCAAAATGGGCCGGGTGGTAATAACTACCGATGCAGTTATAATAGAGAAGTAGTATTATTGCATGGTGGTGAAGGATGGGTTACAGGTGACACAACTACAGTAACACTAGACTCTGCATCAGGCGGTGGTTCTGGTGGAGCTACTCATGCTACATATACAATACGTGTAGAAGATCACGAATCTACAGAAGTTAACGCAACTGTATCCTCAGCTGGTGATGGCCTTATACGTCCAGAACCTACACCTTTTGATGCAGATACAGCAGTAACAGCTGATACTATTATTGGTGGTATTTTAGCAGATCTACCTAGCGGTATTACAGGTAAACACATAGGTACAGGTATATATCTTTCTAGCTCTAGTCCATTTAGTGTTGATGTTGTAGAAGAAGATTTGATGCGATGCTTTCAGTCATCTATAAACGATGTTCAAAATCTACCTAACCAATGTAAACACGGATATATAGTAAAAGTATCTAATGCTTTACGAGCAGATGAAGATGACTACTATCTTAGATTCGATGGACAGAACAATAAAGATGGTGTAGGCTCTTGGTCTGAGTGTGCAAAACCGGGTATAGCTAAGACACTAACTAACATGCCTCTAGTTATACAACGTACAGCTACAACTACATTTACTGTTAAACAGTTTACATACAAAGATAGAGAAGTAGGTGATGATTTAACTAATCCGCTACCTTCTTTTGTAGGGGCTCGTATTAACAAAGTATTGTTTTTCCGAAACAGGCTAGCACTCCTGTCAGGAGAAAACGTAATAACGTCGCGACCGGGATCGCTTGGTACACCTGACTTCTTTATAGAAACAGCTCTTACAGTATCAGCTAGCGACCCTGTAGATATATCCGCTGCATCTATGTTTCCATCAGAATTGTTTGATGGTATTGAAACTAATACAGGTCTACTGATATTTAGTACAAACCAACAGTTTTTACTTGCAGCTGACGATACAGTATTTAACCCAGATACAGCTAAGCTTAGAAGTGTATCTACTTTTAATTATAACGAAACTATAGCTCCAATATCATTAGGTACTACAGTAGCATATATTGATAACTCTGGTAAGTTTAGTCGATTCAATGAAATGGCAAACATACGAAGAGAAGGAGAGCCGTCGATAGTTGACGTTAGTAAAGTTGTGCCTACACTCTTACCAAAAGATATAGACTTACTTACTAACTCCAGAGAAAACTCTATAATACTAATGAGTAAAACTGGATCAGATGTAGTGTTTGGTTATAGGTATTTCCAAGTGTCTGAACAAAGAAAACAGGCTGCATGGTTTAAATGGAAACTAAACAATCCATTAACATATCATTTTATTATAAATGATGAGTATTTCTTTTTAGATAGTGATTACTATTTACAAAGCATCAAACTCGTGCAGACTTCAACCGATCCAAGTATAGTACAAGATGAAACAGATTTCTTACTCCACGTGGATAATCATACTAATGTTAGCGGTGGCAGCTTTAACGCAACTACGAATATCACCACCTTTAGCGGTGTTAGTTGGTTAAACACTGTTACAACACCAAACCATGATCTAGTAGTTGTCGATACAAATACTAACTCAACACGTGTTGGTAGATATGCTAAACCTACAGTATCTGGTACAAGCTTTACTTTACCGGGTAACTGGTCTGGAGCAACTCTTGTGATAGGCTATATCTATCCATACGAGGTTAAGTTTCCTAGATTCTATCCAACTAGACAGCAAGGTAATGCTAGTAGAGCTGATGTAAACGCATCGTTAGTATTACATAGAATTAAAATACACTTTGGTAAGATAGGTCTTTATGAAACTACACTTAAACGTGTTGGTAAACCTGACTACACAGAAGTATACGAATCTACACAATTAGATGAGTATGATGTGTCTGATGCACCATATCTAGATGAGTTTATTAAGACCATACCTGTATACGAAAGAAACACAAACGTTGATGTAATACTTAGATCATCACACCCTGCTCCAGCTACGTTACGTGCGTTGGCTTGGGAAGGAGACTTTTCACCCAGATTTTACAAACGTGTCTAAATACATACACCCACTCACAATAGAGGCTGCTACAGAAGTGGCCTCTAACCTACGTCCAGACGACCTCAGAGAGGTACAAGAGGGTCACGGGATAGATCCTACCCTCTTACCAGTTCTAATGACTCACGACCCATCCTACGTGTATTTTACAGTGCCTGACGGCAAGACTGCTGGCATGGCCGGAGTAGGAAAAGAAGGTGATATATGGATGCTTTGCACCCCTGCTATACACCGATACCCAATTACATTTGCAAGAGAAGCGAAGCGGTATGTCGATAGCCGCGAAGAGCGACTCCTTTGGAATATAGTTGATAGTAGAAACACAGTACATTTAAAACTGCTGAAGTTTCTTGGTTTCAAGTTTTTACGTAAGTTAAAACATGGGCCGAACAATGTAACATTTATAGAATTTTGCCGTGTGCATAGACGCTAACGAAGGGCTTAGAAAAGAAGCCCAACTAAAAGCCCAAGAAAAAAATGCAAAATTTCAAGCTGAAACTGTTAAATATTTTAACAAAGAACCACAGCTTGAAAGAGCACAAGAAGCTAACGTTTTAGGTTTTTCACGAGATACCAGTGATGCCTACGTTAGATCTTTAAGAACTATAGGTAAAGGTAGAAAGTTTAACGAAGATGCTACTCGAGCTTACTTTGCTACACAACCAGTAAATGAAGGCGGTAAAAGCCGCAGATTCGGAGCTAAACAGTATCAGCTACTATTAGCTAAAAGATCAAAAGTTGACAGCGTGATAGATAACGTTCTTGGACAAGACGCTGCAACTGTAAGACAACTTAACGTGCGTAAGTTTCAACAAAAAAATGCTGCGGCTAGAGAAGCTCTTGGTATACCTCCATCATACGGAACACCAGTAATGATGCCTCCAACAAATAGGCTTGGTGGTGCTTTACAGATTGCACAAACAGGACTAAGTATTGCATCCAGTATGTATGGCCTAGGAGCGTTCGGTGCTTCTAGTGGTGGCCCGCTAAAATTTATTAATCCCTTTGGAGCATAAGCTATGACATCATCATTTGGAAACGTCATAGGTACACCACGGGACAGATTACCCGAAACTGGTGATAACTATGCAAGAGTTGAGCCTGACTTAACAGATGCTGTAAATAATGAAATAACAAAACAGCAAGCTGACACCCAAGAGTTTTACAATCAGATGATTGAAATAGAAAAACTCAAACAAAAAAACTTTAACGATAATTTACAAGGTATTGCTGATCTACTTGGTACTGCTAATACATTTAAGCAGCAACTTGATGCTGATAAAGATGCTAGAGAACAAATAAGAGACGCTAAAGATCTATACAATAATAGAATAAAAGCTACTGAGTTTGAAAATGCACTTAAACGTGGTGAAGTATTAGAGGCACAAGACACTGCATTTTTATTAGATGCTAGAAAAAAAGATCGTAAATTACAGCAACTTCTTAACACTAAGTTTCTTACAAATACAGACGAAGTAAGTGTTAAAGAGTTAAAAAGAAAAAATGAAGTTATAGTAGGAGGTCTAGGTACGTATGCTTTAAACGCAAACCTAAAAGATAAACCTACAACTGCTGAAGCAGAAGAAGTAGTTGACAGGGGTATGCAAGCTGCTGTCGCTAATGTTTTTATTAATGCTAAAAGACTTGGACTTAATGTTAAAGGTCGTGAGTTTAGAATGTACTTTACACGCGAGCTTTATCCCAAACTAGCAAAGAAAAGAGAACAATTACTAACTGCTTGGGAGAATGATAACTTTAGAACTTTTGAAACTAAAAGAGTAGAGAGGACAGATAAATACATACGAACAGAATTAACAACCGCAGCTAACAACTACAACGTTAATGATCCAAGTACTATTGTTAATCTTAACGATGAAAATGTAGGACTATTAACACGACTTGGTTTTGATTTTACAGATAAGTTTGAAACACCAAAAGATGGTATAAATTATTTAGTAGATAGAGTTGTAGCTTTAGCTGATAATGGAGATATAAGTGAATATGAATTAAAGTTCTTCATGGAGAACGCTAGATTTAAACATAGTGATGGCAGAAAAGAATTAGTCACCTTTAAAGACTTAGGTAATAAGTCGGATCAATCAAGATGGGGAAATGCTCTAGAAAATGCAAAGAAGACATTAACTGTAAATGAGTCAGAAATAAGAACAAATATAACAAACACGCTAGAAGCTAAAGCAAGAGATTTACGAAAAGCTAATTTTGAAACTACTGGTTCCAGTGAGTTAACTGATAAGCAAAGAGAACAACTTATAAGCGAAGGTCATCAAGACGCTAGGGCACAAGGAATAGCAGTAAACATGTCTTATATTCCTAGAGGTATATCTGGTGACGAAACTGTAGCAGCTAGTGGACAAAGCTATGATGCTAGAGTAGGTAAAGCTGACCCAATATTAGCAAAGGTAAATTTAAAACAAAACTGGGTTCAAGCTAAACAACAAGCTGGACTAAATGTAACTACAATTAGTACTATAGAAGGTTTTGAAGCTGATAGAGCTTTTGGTGACTTAACTCAACAGGTAGAGGAGCTACTAAGTAAAGATAAAAATATGACCGTAGAAACTGCTATTACAAAAGTATTACCTCAAATAGAAAAAGACTTATTTACAGGTAGTAAATATAAGGACAAGTATGACTTTCTTCTACGAATTACAGGAGCAGATATAAAAGCAGATAGAGTAACAGTCAGTAAAGACTTAAACGCTGCTTTAAAAAATACAGGCTTTAACTCAATACACGAAAAACAAGCACTACAAACCTACGCTAAAAATTTAGACGATGGTAAGTTTGGTCAAATTCCTGATTACTTTACAGATATAGTTAGAACTTTAGGTATAACTCCTAGAGAGTATGCTTTGTCTAGACTAGAAGCTACAGGAGGATTAGATAAGTATGGCAACATAGTAAAAAATCCTTTAGAAAAATACGAATTAACTAAAGAAGATAGAGACAATTTACTTAGTTTTCCAAACGCTACTAAAAATATAGCTGTTTTAAACGGAGATGGTAACGTAACTAAAGAAGCAGAAATGCTTAAAATTTTTCACGATGCAGCTGGCAACCCAGAAGATGGTTCATACCAAGCACCACCTAACCGTATTATCAGAGGCAGATCTAATGCAGATAAAATGACTGTAGGCGAGCTATACGCTATTGCTGAGAATGGTGGTGACAAATTTGGTCGGTACAATTTCTCCGCACAAGAGTTTATAGACATAGTAGACAGAGCTGGTGTAGATAAAAATGCTACATTTAACGAAGATACACAAAGTTTTATGGTTCTAGGTCTTTTAAGACTACAAGCTAATAAAAGTAACGATATTGTAGGTGCAATAACAGAAGGTAGAAATGATTGGAAAAGATTAACAAACTTGAACATACAAGAACAAGAAGCAGTATTACAATTCTTTCCTAATTTACGTGGCATGCCAAATAATCAGTTTCAAAATTTACAGGCTGATATAGCTAAGGCTATACTAGATAAAGTCAAAGTATATGGAGCTGCTGATATGATGTCAGGTAAACCGTTACCCAATATAAATAGATAAAAATTATGACGGATTCAAATTACTCGGCTAATACTGAACAAGAGTATCTGGATTACCTTGAAGAAGGTGCAGAGGAATTAGCAGACGAGTATCAAAAAGAAATTATCGCAGATGAAGCCGCCAAACAACAGCAAGTCCAACAAGCTAAAAAAGCTGAGGATGTACAGTATGACCCTCGTAACGCAGATACTTGGGGTGCTAAGGCACTTATCAAAGAAGGCCAGTCCATACTGTCTGGTGGTCTGCAAGACACAGCATCTTCTCTAGCTACGTTTCCAGAACGTACAATGGATGCGTTATCAGGAGAAATGCAAAGAGAAAGGGAAGAGACTGGTACATACAAACCAGAGTTTACACCTTTCGGAGGGTATGATAACCCAATAGAAACAAAAACATGGTGGGGTAAACAACTACGTGGTTTAGTACATTTTGGTAGTCTAGCTGTAGGTACAGTTGCAGCAGCTAAGGCTGCGGCCGCTACAGGTATAGTTACTTTACCAGCTGGTCTAATAGCACTAACAAAAGCTAACCTAGTTAGAGGTGCAGCTGTAGGAGCTGTTTCTGACCTTATATCAAAAGAGTCAGATGAAGCTAATGCTTTAGGTGCGTTACGTGATAGGTATGGATGGTTTGATACACCTTTATCTACTAAAGATACTGACCACCCTGTAGTAATGAAAATAAAAAACATTGTAGAAGGTATGGGGTTTGGCCTGTTTTTTGACGGGTTAGCTTACACTCTTAAAAAAGGTGCACAGCCTGCTATAGATCAGATTGTTAAACGTAACAAAAGTATAAAAGATCAGACTGTTGAAAACGGCCTAGCACAATTACGTAAAGGCGAGACAGAGTTTAGAGCAGATAAAAATGCACCTATATCTCAACCACACCAAGCTGCACACATATCAGAAGTAGAACCACAGAAAGCCAGAGAGCAGTTGTCAAAGACACGTACTCAATGGGGCTCAGAGGAGGGTTCTGCCGGTTCTGTAACAACACCAGTAGAACGCGAAAGAATAGCCTTAGAGGGCGGTACAGACGACGCTACGGTTGAAAGAATCTTGCGTGGGTTGATGAGTAGCGAGAAGTTTGCTAAAGAACTACAAGCAGCTAAGGGTGATAGAAAAGCTCTAGCAGCTACGTTTAGAGAAGCTGTAGAAGGTCATCAAAGAATAACACAGGGCAGAAACCCTATAGATATGTCACCACAAGAGTATCTAAAAGAGTTGTATGAAACCAATGATGTTATTGATGGCATAGAAAACTGGACTTCTAAAAATGTGGTTATTGCTGATTTAGTACAAGGTACGCTACTAAAACAATTACGAGATCTAGGTACGTCTGGTAGAGAAATAGCAGACCTAGTAGACTTACAAGATATAGATGGCCCTGCTAAGCAAGTAGTAGATACTATGCTTACAGCATTATATGAAACTAAAAAAGCAAGATTTATAAAGTCTGACTCATTTAGAGCATTGGGTGCAGGCAAGTCAAGAAAAGCTCAGGTAGATGCAGCACTAAAAAGTGAAATGCAAGATGCTAAAGATTCTATACTATCCGTACTAAAAATAGCAAAAGACGACCCTGATGACAATATGTTGATGGCTGTGTTTGAAGCTTTTTCTATGATGAAAAATGTAAACACACTCGATGACTTTGACCAGTGGGCTCGTACAGTGTTAAAAGGTGGAAAGCTAGATGAAAGTAGCCCTGCAAGAACAGGTGCGTTGATACGTGAGTTAGAAGCGGTTATGAGCCATAGTATATTGTCTGGCCCTAAAACACCAGTTCGAGCAATTATGGGTACATCCACTGCAACATTCTTGCGTCCTTTATCTACAGCGTTAGGAGCTGCAATACGTTATCCGTTTGACGGTGATGTTAACACACTAAAATCTAGTTTAGCAGCTGTAAATGCTATGATAGAAGCTATACCAGAATCGTTTGACCTGTTTAGAACTAAGTTAAACGCATATTGGGCTGGAGATTTAAGAGATATAAAAACACGTTTTACAGAGTTTACACAAGGTGATGACAACTGGGAGGTATTACGTAGATGGGCAGAAGATAGCGGTAGAGCTACAGATGGTGAGAAAGCTGCATTTCGTGTTGCAAACTTAGCGAGGCAGGCTAACAACACTAATCTTTTAACGTACTCTACAAAGCTTATGGCTGCTACTGATGATGCGTTTGCGTTTATCTTAGGTAGAGCTAAGATGCGTGAAAAAGCTATGAGACGTGTACTTGACATGCAAGGCAACGGCATCGAGTTACCCGATATAAATAAAAAATTAATGAAAGCATACGAGGATGACTTTTATTCTCAGGTATTTGATGCAAACGGTAATCTTGTAGATGAAGCTGCTAGATTTGCACGTAAAGAAGTAACACTTACACAAGAACTTACAGGCTTTGCAAAAGGTCTTAATGATGTGTTTAGTGCTACACCTCTAGCTAAACCTTTCTTTTTGTTTGCTAGAACTGGTGTAAATGGTCTTGCACTTACAGGTAAGTATACACCCGGATTTAATTTTTTAGTTAAAGAGTTTAACGACATTGCATTTGCTAACCCTAACGATTTAGGTAGTGTATCTAAGTATGGTATAAACACAGCAGAAGAGCTAGCTAATGCACGTGCTTTACAAACCGGTAGATTAGCAATAGGTTCAGCTGTAGTATTTATGGCTGCACAAGCTTGGATGCGTGGTGATCTTAACGGTAACGGCCCAGTAGATAGACAAAAAAGACAGATGTGGATAGATGGTAAATGGGAGCCTAGAACTATAAAGCTTGGTGCTGTACGTATAGGTTATGATAACTTTGAACCGTATTATGTCTACAATAGCTGACGTAGGTGACGCTAGCGAACTTATGGGTGAAGAATGGACAGAAAATCAGTTAGGTAAGATATCTCTTGTTGTAGCTCAGGCAGTAACAAGTAAGTCATACTTAGCCGGTATACAGTCTTTTGTTGACCTATTTGGTGGTAGACCCGGCCAAGCTGGACGTATCGTAGCTGGACTTGCAAACAACCAAGTACCATTAGCTGGTTTACGTAACGAGCTAGGTAGATTGTTTACTCCATACATGCGTGAAATAAACTCAGGTGTTATACAGTCTATACGTAACCGTAACTTACTTTCAGAAAATCTTGCTGGGCCGGGAGCTTTAACTCTTAAATATGATTTACTTAATGGTAAACCTCTTAAAGATTGGGACTTCTTAACTAGAGCATATAATGCAGTTAGCCCTATAAGTTTAAACCTAGAGCAAAGCGAAGGTAGACAATTTTTATTTAACAGCGGTTATGACCTTAGACAGTCTACATACTATGCCCCTGACGGTACAAACCTATCAGATGATCCAAGAATTAGATCATTGTTTCAGCAAGCTATAGGTAGATTAAACCTAGAGTTAAAACTAAATAAAATGGCAAAAAACCCTGCAATGCTAGCTTCTATGGAAGAAATGTATAAAGATATAAAGTCAGGTAGACGTGGTGATTTTGATGCTAGAGATTACGCACACAACAGGGCTATAGACAAAATTATGCAAGAAGCTCGTAGAATGGCTTGGGCTAAAGTTAGTCAGCAACAAGAAGTACAGAAACTCATACAAGAGCAACGTGCAAGAAGGGTTGCTAAACTACAAAAACGAGATACAACAGCAAACCTCCTCAACATATACAAATAAATGGCAACAACATTCGTAGACTATACTGGGGATGGAAATGCGACTAAGGCGTTTTCTTTTCCCTCCATTCAAGAATCTGACATAAAAGTAACCGTAAACGAAGTACTAAAATCGTCAGGTACACATTACAATATTACTAGCTACACTACAACAGGTGGTGGTAATGTTGTATTTACTTCTGGTAACATACCAGCTAGTCCAGCAGCTATACGTATTTTTCGTGATACAAGTGTAGATGCTGCAAAAGCTACATATACAGCAGGGGCATCAGTCAAAGCCGAAGACTTAAATAATAATCAAAAACAATTATTATTTGCTGTACAAGAAGAGCAAAACATAGTTAGCTCTACAACAACAGTAAAAGGTTTTATATCTGCTGCTGACAAAGTAAAACTAGACGGTATTGAAACCGCAGCCACCGCAGATCAAACAGCTGCTGAGATACGTACACTTGTAGAAAGTGCAACTGATAGTAACGTATTCACAGATGCAGATCATACAAAACTTAACGCGATAGAATCTGGAGCTACTGGCGACCAAAGTAATGCTGAGATAAAAACAGCATACGAAGCTAATAGTGACACTAATGCGTTTACAGATGCAGAAAAAACAAAGCTATCAGGTGTAGAAGCGTCAGCTACTGCCGATCAAACTAATGCAGAAATTAAAACAGCGTATGAAGCTAACAGCGATACAAACGCTTTTACTGATGCAGAAAAGACAAAACTATCAGGTATAGCAGCTGGGGCTGAAGTTAACGTACAAGCTGACTTTAACGCTACGTCTGGTGACGCTGTAATACTTAACAAACCTACCGTACCTAGTACATTAAACGATCTAACTGACGTTAATACAACTGGTGTAGCAAACGGTAAAATACTAAAGTATGATGGCTCTACATCTAAATTTATTATAGCAGACGATGCTAACTCAGGCGGCGGAGGCGGCGGAGGTTCTAGCACCTTTGTTGGTCTAAGTGATACTCCTGTAGCCTTTTCTGGAGCTGGTGGTAAAACTGTAAAAGTAAACTCAGCTGGTAATGCTCTTGAGTTTGTTACTGTAACTACACCTACTCAGGATATTGTTGATGACACATCACCTCAACTTGGAGGAAACCTTGATGTACAAGCACGGGAGATTAACACAAGTACAACAAACGGAAATATTAAATTAAATCCTAACGGTACTGGTGTTATAGAAATAAAAGGTTCTGGTACTGGTGGTACTTTACAACTTAACTGTGAAGCAAACAGCCATGGTATCAAGCTAAAATCACCACCTCACAGTGCTGCAGCTAGCTATACACTTACGTTTCCAAACAATGTAGTTAACGGACAGTTTCTTAAAACTGACGCTAGTGGTAATCTAAGCTGGGCTGCTGTAGATTTAACAGCTTTAAGTGCATCTAATTTAACATCTGGAACTATTCCTGATGCTAGATTCCCTGCAACTTTACCAGCAGTTAGTGGTGCAAACTTAACTAATTTACCAGCAAGTTCTTACAACATACAGGTCAATACTATCTCTTCCTATAGTGGAACTGGTGGTAATAGTGCAACATTTAACGGTGCTGCTTACAGATTTGTTTTATCAAACCCCGGAGCAAATGCACAAGCTCATCTTGTCTCTATCAATGGAGTCGTTCAGAAACCTAATAGCGGAACCAGTCAACCCAGCGAGGGATTCGC